CAATTACAGACGAAACAGCTCGTATTAATGCTATTGAAACTAGTAATACACGTATTGGCGAAACTGTACGTAGTTTGCAAACAAAACAAAGTGCTTGGAATACAAAACAAAAAGAAGATATTGTTAAGTTAGAGAAGTCTATCGACGAACTAGAACACTTAGATGTAGAAGATGAGCTAGAAAAACACGATAAATTATCTACTTGGGAAGAAAAAAATAATGCTATTTTGGCTCTTAAAAAGGAATTAAGCACATTAGAGCCTGCACTAGTACGTGCAGACAGAAGTGTTGAAAAAGCACAAAAAGACGCTGAAAATTTAGATCAAGGAACTTGTCATACATGTGGACAAGAACTACATGACGAGAAAAAAGAAGAACTAGAAGCTAGTAAGAATAAAGAACTTGAAGATGCTATAGCATATCAAAAAGAAGTAGGAGACAAAGTTGTTGATGTTACACAAACACTTAATGACATTGGTGATATCAATGGGAAACCTACAACATTCTATGAATCAATCAAAGAAGTATATGATCACAAACAAAATGTAGCACAATTACAAGAAGCACTTACTCGCTCAAAGGACGAAGTAGATCCATACAAAGAACAAATTGATGAATTGAATACTACTGCTATACAAGAGATAGATTGGAACACTGTAAACAATTTAACAAGTCTAAAAGAACACCAAGACTTTATGTTGAAACTACTTACTAACAAAGATAGTTTTATACGTAAGAAAATTATTGATCAGAATTTAGCATATCTAAACAATAGACTTACTCACTATCTTGACAAATTAGGATTACCGCATAGTGTTATATTCCAAAATGACCTGTCAGTTGAAATTACACAACTAGGACAAGATTTAGACTTTGATAATTTAAGTAGAGGTGAGCGTAATAGACTTATCCTTGGTATGAGCTTTGCCTTCCGAGATGTTTGGGAAAGTTTATATCAGAATATCAACTTACTGTTTATTGATGAGTTGATTGATAGTGGTATGGATACTAGTGGAGTTGAAAACTCTCTAGCTGTACTTAAAAAGTTGGGTAGAGAAAGACAGAAGAATGTTTATCTTATATCCCATAAAGATGAACTAGTAGGAAGAGTAACACATGTTCTCAAAGTGATTAAGGAAAATGGCTTTACATCATATGAGAACGATGTAGAAATACACAATGAATGACGATACACACGATAAATTGACCAAGGCATATATGGCATACTTTAAGGCAAACGAGAAATTTGAGGCTCGTAATTCAGTACGAACGCATAGAGAAAGCAGAAAATGGTTACGTGAGATACGTAGCCTAGCTAAACAGCGTATGGACGAGATACACGACAAACATAATTCCAAGAAAGAGACCCCAGACACATAGGCAACGGTAAGTACCAATATGCAATGGACTTATCAAGGTGAAAATGTAGAAGAAATACCTAACGGTGTAGAAGCATTTGTCTACTTGATAACAAATAAAGTCAATGGCATGAAGTACGTAGGCAAAAAACTAGCAAAATTTAAGACAACTAAGCCACCGCTAAAAGGCAAGAAAAACAAAAGACGTGGAACAAAAGAATCAGACTGGAAAGATTACTGGGGATCTAGTGATAGACTACAAGCTGATGTTACACAATTAGGCGAAGACAAATTTACAAGAGAAATATTACATTACTGTCCAAGCAGAGGCATTGCAAGTTACTTAGAGGCTAGAGAACAATTTGAACGCAGAGTACTAGAAACTGATGATTACTATAATGGTATTATCAATGTACGAGTAGGCGGTTCAAAAATTCTAAAAGAACACTTAAAAACACTATAGGCAATATACGGATACTGTTTGATCGAGATAGCTCGATCCGCTTTGAGGACATGGACACCCATGTTCAGAATCTAGCGAATCCACTAGGCTGAATGCTACAAAAACCCCACGCACTAGGAACGAAGCGGGGGATAGCGAAGAAATCCGCGAAGCGGTAAAGCGGTTTTGCAAATTTTTTCGTGATGTCGACGTAGGTTGGGAAAGGTCAGAGCCCAAGTAGCATAGTCAAACACCTACTTCCGAATCTCGGCTGTGACGAACTCACATGAAGACCAAGATTAGATGGAACCAGCGATTAGGTTCCGTCTGACTGAAACAATCTACATGAAGCAATTACAATGTTACTACGTAACATTGCTTTAATTCATATAATTACTTCTATCACAAACGAAGTGTTAAGTTTGAGCGTAAGCGAAAAACTAAATGAGCTTTAGCTCATTTCTAATTGCTTTTATAAACAATCCACAACAGTACTACAGTTAATATAATAAAGTATAATAATGGATCACACATCTGATGATTATTTAGTGTAATTCTGGATCTCTTCCAAAGCCTGGTTTAACGTTACTAATTTGGATAGATTCGTATCTAAATTCTGTATGTGGCTGTTGCTGACGCATTGCCTCTATATACTGCAATGCTTCTTCAACGCTGTTTAGGATTTCGACTTCGTTATTATCGTTGTCAATGATTCTATATCGTGTGATCATATAAGATATTTAATGTGTAATTATCGTTTAAAAAGTATAAATATAATTAATCGGGAGCTAAACTATGAAAGTATACGACATTTTAACAGAATCACAAAAAACAAAACAAAAGGTTGATGAATTCAACCCAGTTACAAGCACAATGGCCGCTTTTGGTAATAAAGCCGCAAAAGTAGAACTTGAAATCAACAAAGAAGTCAAAAGTATATACAAAGACTATGTTGCTGTAAGCAAACAAGATCCTAAGAAACAAGGAATGAATGTTGACAGTTTATCTAGATTTTTAGCCGCAAAAGGATTTGCAAATAGCCCCCAAGAAGTTATCAACTACATAAAACAAGATACAAGTTTAATGAAAAAATTAGGCAAAGCCGCTGTATCAGGAGCAAAATCTGCTGTAGCAGGAACTAAGTCTGCTGTTAAAGGAGCTAAAACTGGTGCTGGCGCAGTTATAGATGCAGGCAAGAAAATTAAAAAGGCAATGTCTAAGCCATCAGGACTTACACCTGACCCACGTCAAGGCGAATTAGATCTAAAAAATAGCATGTTTAGTGAATCAGTATTGTTAGAACAACAAATGTCAGGTTCAGAAGTTCAAAAAGTAATCAAACGTTTTGTACAGCAAGGCTTTCAAAAACAATTAGGTTCAAGAGTAGGCAAAAGTGCTTACGGTGATGATGCTACAGGCAATGAGAAACCTAGTGCATCTACTAAAACTATGATGCCAGATGATGAAATACAAAATGCTATTTCAGTATTACAAGCTAATGGTTTCAAAATAAACACTAAGAAGAAAACTGTTTCAGCTTAATTCTACCAAAACGGTTGTTTTATTTGTTTAGCAGTTTCTAAATTTTCTTTTATAATTTGATTGAGAATTTCTCTATCTTCTATACACAAGTCAAAACATTGAGAGATTGATATTCCACCCCTGAACCACCATACTAGTTTGTATAAGGATGATTTTAATTCTTTGACCTCTCCTTCAAGAACCTTAACCTCGGCGAGGATTTTCTCGAGGCTCCATGTTAAGATTCTTATCCGAAAAAATTTGATTGATCAAACTGTATCGGAACGCTGTATTGTGCAGGTGCGCCAGCTTTGATTTCTTCTTCAGTTGCTGTTACATCTAGAGGTGCTTGAGTAAACTTATCTTTTTGTGCTTTGATATGATCCTCAATAGCGTTATATACTGTAGCGTCACAGTTTTCTAGAAACTCTCTAATATATTTTGCATTAACTACAGCTTCATCAGAATCATCTGGCTGTATTGCAACCACACTGTTAATAACAACATTAAGATTAATTTCTGTAAGTTTCTTAAAACTTGCTTGAAATCTTTCTAATTTAACCTTATCGTCAATAGAGTCATTATTAACAATAGCAAAAATACGTTGTTCTTCAAATGCTTTGATTGATTGTTCAGTCATTGATTTATAGTCTACAGGTTTGATCTGTATTTTAAATCCTGGAATCTGAAATGTTTCTTCGTACTCAGCTTGTTGATATCTATCGTAAAGCGATTGTAAATCTAAAGCAAAGTCTTTAGTTACAGGTGGTTCAGTATTAGGAACTGTAGCACTCATGTCAATTGAGTTTCCAAAACTAGCCATTCTAATTGCAATTAAAATTGCATCTGTATCAATAGAAGGCATTTTCCAAGCGTCTTTGACGTTTGGTATACAACTTTGAATAACATCAACAGTTGCTTGTCCATTTAATAACGCATCAGGCGTTTTAAATGTAATTTCGTCTTTGGCTGTCATTGCATATACAGGATATTCGCCAGTTTCAGTTTTTTCTAAACTTTTACCAGCCCAATAATTTCCTTCACTAGGCAATTTGATGTAGATTTTAGGTTGTCGTAAGTGTTTAACAAGCGGATTTCCCTTAGGTTGTACTATCGGCACTCCACTAGGTTGTGCTTGTTGTTGCTGACCTGCTCCTTGCATCTGAGCCATTTGCTCTTGCATTTGTTTCATTTGCTCCTGAGTAGGCATATTATTATCTACCATGTTTATTTCTCCTGCTAAATACTATTGTAGCATAGCACTATTATTTATAGCTATGCATTATATGAGTACTTAATAATGGCCGTTGTAAAAATTGATATTCCAGGTATAGGAGAGGTAACTGCCCAAAATGCGGCTAGTGAACGTACCTTACTGGAAATTTTAAAGACACTGAACGTCGGAAATAGTGCTTTTGATAGAAAAGCAAATAGCGGTGGAGGAGGAGGTTCGAGTAATCCTGCGTCTAAAGCACAAGAACTTTTAACAAAAAACACTAAAAAATCCTATACAGGTTTAGGCATACTAGCAAATATAGCAGGAAAAGTGCTTGGAGGAGCATTTAATCTATTAGCGTCTACTGTAATGGCTTCTGTTGGATCATTCCTAAATTTAGGCAAGGAATTACTTGTTGGAGGAAATAGACTTACAGATTTTGCACAACATCTTCCTATACCTTTTTTAAGTACATTTACGCAACTGTTAGATAATCAAATAGATCAGTTTAGAGAATTAAGCCAAGCAGGAGCAGGCTTTGGAAATAGTATAATTGATATATCAAGAGTAGCGGCGCAAGCGGCTATGCCACAAGCTGAATTTCTAAGTATGGTACGTGAAAATTCAGAAGAATTAAAACGTTTTGGGTCAACTACACAAAATGGTGCTAGACTATTTGCTGACATGTCGAAAAGAATGAGACAAAGTCAAATGGGTATTAACCTAATGAACCTAGGTTTTACTGCTGGTGAATTAAATGAAAATATGATAGCTTTCTCTGAAATTACACAGATGGCAGGTACAAGACAAAATTTGACAACAAATCAATTGATACAAGGTTCTATGCAATATTCAGACACACTAGATAGCTTATCTAGAATGACAGGTAAACACAGAGATCTAATTGCACAACAAGTTAAAGATATGATGAGCGATGCTGATATGCAAAGAGCTGTACAAATGTATGGCGAAGAATTTGCGGCTTCACTAGCGTCACTACCTGCAGGTACAGATGCTTTACAACAATCTATTTTAGATATGGTAGACGGTATTCCGCATGATGATGTTACTAAAGGATTCTTGCAAGTATCTAAAACTTTCCAAGATGGCGCAGATAAATTTGGAGAAATGTCATTAGAAGATAAAAATGCATTTTTAGCAAAGGTATCTGCAGAGACTACAGCTTATGTTGATACATTAAGCGTTGAACAACAACAGTCTTTAAAACGTAGTAATACTATTATGGCTGGTGTAGTAGAAGCAAGTGCAGGACTAAGAAAAGTTACAGAAGCAGATTTAGAGTCGATTAAAAAAGAAAAAGCTAGACAAGATGAGATGACTAAAAAACTTACAGGGTTTGAACAGACAATACAAAACATTAGAGACAAAATTAAATTAGCATTAATAGACAGCGGAATATTTGAGAAAATTACTGATGCGATTTCAAAATTTGTTCCAAGTGCAGAGGAAGCAAACACAATGTTTGACACTGCTACAAAGTACTTCAATGAAAATATTTTGCCAAGTTTAAAAAGTATATATGATTGGTTTACAGTAGAAGGTGAAACAGGAACTACGGGAATTAAAAGTTTCTTAGACTGGTTTGAACTCACAGCATTACCAGCCGCTAAAAAAGCATTTAAATATCTTACAAATTTATCTACCGAAGATGGCAGAAAACAATTAAAGCAAGATATAGTCGATGGTGTAAAATCTATGGCTAGCGGCTTAATGGACAGTGTTATTGCTTGGATGACTGATCCTGAGACTATTGTGAAAACACTTACTAACGCATTATTATTGTTAAGTCCTGGAGGTTTGATGATGACTGCGGTAAAACTAATTATTGCAGGAATTGTAAATCTGATTAGCTGGGATGATATAAAAGCAGGCTGGGATGCTTGGGAGCCTACAAGCGAAATTGGACAAGGTATAAAAAACATGGTTACTAAAGCGGTAGAATGGATTGGCGATACATTCTCTTGGACAGCTATAAAAAAGAAAATTGGAGGATTTTTACCTGATAACAAATTAGGTAATTGGGCAAGAGAGAAATTAGGTATAGGAAATGATACTGACGAAGTAGCTTTAGCTGATACTAAGGATAATAAAAAAACAACTACAGCTGAAAATCCAAAAGCAGAAGAAGTAGCGAAAGCAGAAGAAACTGTTGCTAAGACAGAAGCAGAAAAACAAAAATTGGCCAACTTAGATAAATCCACTTCAGATTCAGATAATCAGCTTGCGATGTTAAATACTAGCATGCAACAGCTCATTGATTTAACTAAAAAGAATACAACAGCCGTAAAAAATCTTAACGGCAACATAATGGCTGGATAAGGAACACAATATGAGTTGGAAAAGATATTTTACACCAGTCGAAGGAGAAGCAGGCTCTAGAAGTCCGCTTAGTGCAGGTTCAGGCTCACAGCCAGGACCAGCAAGAACAAATTATTCAAGTTTTCTTCCTGATGTTTACACAGGCGCTCCTAATAGAGTAGAGCGTTACGGACAATATAATGTAATGGATCAAGATAGTGAGGTAAATGCCGCACTTGATATCCTAGCTGAATTTTGTTCGCAACAAAATCCTATTAACAAAACAAGTTTTAGTATAGACTTTAAAAAGATGGCTACTAATTCTGAAGTAAAAGTTTTAGAGCAATACTTACAGCAATGGACTAAATTAAATGACTTTGGTACACGCATGTTCAAAATTGTGCGTAACGTTTTTAAGTTTGGTGACAGTTTCTTTATAAGAGATCCAGAAACAAAAAAATGGCATCATGTTGATCCTGCAAAAGTTTCAAGTATTATTGTTAATGAATCTGAAGGTAAAAAGCCAGAACAATATATTGTAAAAGATATTAATTTAAATTTTGTAGACAGTGTTGCAACAACACCTTATACTACAAACGGTAATGCAACAGGCGGTGGCGATGGCTACTTAACTGGCGGTGTTCGTGGTATGGTTGGGAATACACAAACGTCTGGTTCAAGCTCAGGACGTTTTGGACATGATAAAACTAAAGAACATGCTATTAGTGCAGAACACATGGTACATTTAAGTTTAAGTGAAGGCTTAGACAACAATGCACCTTTTGGTAATTCACTATTAGAAGGTATATTTAAAGTATACAAGCAAAAAGAATTACTTGAAGACGCTATTATTATTTACAGAACACAAAGAGCTCCAGAGCGTAGAGTATTTTATGTTGATGTTGGTAACATGCCAAGTCACTTAGCTATGCAATTTGTTGAGCGAGTAAAAACAGAAATACACCAAAGACGTATTCCTAGTAAAACAGGTGGTGGCACAAGTGTTATTGATAGTGCTTACAATCCATTATCAACTAACGAAGATTATTTCTTTCCGCAAACAGCAGAGGGACGTGGATCTAAAGTTGAAACACTACCTGGTGGTACTAACTTAGGTGAGATTGATGACTTGAAATACTTTACAAACAAACTAGTAAGAGGTTTACGTATTCCAAGTTCATACTTGCCAGCCGCGGCACAAGATGAAGGTCAAAGTTCATTTAATGACGGCAGAGTGGGTACTGCATATATACAAGAACTACGCTTTAATAAGTATTGCGAACGTTTACAAAATTTAGTTGCTGAAATATTCAACCAAGAGTTTAAAAGATATCTAATAGAAAAAGGTATTAATGTTGATATTGCAATGTTTGATTTATTATTTCAACCACCACAAAACTTTGCAAGTTATAGACAAAGTGAATTAGATAATCAACGTATTGGTACTTTTGCACAGATACAAGCTATTCCATTTATCAGTAATAGATATGCAATGAAACGTTTCTTAGGAATGAGTGATTCAGAAGTAGCAGAAAACGAACGCTATTGGAGAGAAGAAAACGACGAAACTTTAGGCCAACCACCAACAGATGCTAGTGCAGAAATGCGTGGTGCTGGAATAAGTGGAGCAGGCATTGAAGCTGACTTAGGTGCAGAAGCAGATGTAGCACCAGAAGGTGAAGAAGGATTTGCAACAGGAGAAACTGAAGGAGTAGATTCTGTAACTACATCAGATCCTGCAGGAGCATCATCAACAGGTGGAGAGACGCCGGAGGCATAAATACTAACATGATACTTAGAGAATTATTTTATTTTGACAAAGAAACTATTGATCCTATTGAGGACAAGCGTTATGATGCAACAGATGACAAAAGCATTGTAAATCGTGATGATACCCGTAAGACAAGATTAACATTACGTCAAATAAACAAAGCTCGCAAGGCATCTGAATTACATCAAGAAGAAAAAGTAAAAGAACTAGATTTCGTACGTCAAATGTACGGTATTCAAGCACAACCTCAAGTATAGGATTTTTCTAAATGACTGTAGCTTTTGTTATAGGTAATGGCACGAGTCGTAAAGACATAGACTTATATCCCCTTAAAAATTACGGAAAGATTTATGCATGTAATGCAATGTTCAGACACTTCGAACCTGACTACTTAGTTGCTGTCGATGTAAAGATGATTCTTGAAATAAATCAACAAAAATGGCAAATGGAACATGAAGTCTGGACAAATCCAAATAAGCAGTATAATGGCATGCAAGGATTTAGATATTTTCAGCCTAGTAAAGGCTGGAGTAGTGGTCCTACAGCATTATGGCTAGCAAGTACACATGCACATGACACAATTTATATACTAGGATTCGATTTTCAAGGCGAAATAGACCAACATGGGAATAGATCTAAGGTAAATAACTTGTACGCAGGTACGCACAATTATAAGAAACAAGGTGATCCTGCAACATATTTTGGTAATTGGGAGAGACAAACAGCTTCAACGTGCGATGCTCATCAAGGTAAACGCTTTATAAGAATAGTAGCAGACAATGATGACTTTGTACCTAAACAGTTAAAGAAATGTACGAATTTATCTCACATAACAGTCAGTGAGTTTAAAAGATATTATGATTTTTAGACGGTTTGTGACAAAACGAGCTCGTTTTGACGCCGTTATCCGTGTATTTTTAAATCATAGTGTAAATAATACTAGACAGCCTTACAACTTAATTAAAACTATAGGAGAAAACAATGGCAGACAATAAATTAGAGCAAATGCTCGAAAAACTTGTCAATAACGATCGTGCTGGCGCAGATGAACTGTTCCACGAATTTGTAATTGAGAAGTCACGTGGTATCTATGAAAAGATGCTAGAAAATGATTTAGAAGATCTTGAAGTCGACGAAGCAAAAGACGAAGAAGTAGATGAAGCGTCAAAAGACGAAGAAGTAGATGAAGCTACAGATGAAGAAGTAGATGAGTCTTCAGACGACGAAGAGACTAACGAAGCAACAGACGAAGAAGTTGACGAAGCCTCTGATGAAGAAGTAGATGAAGCATCAGACGAAGAAGTTGACGAAAATTTCGGAGAAATTACACCAGAAGCTGACCCAATGGGTGGCGACGCGGCTGACGATATGATGGCAGACATCAAAGCAGACAGCGACGAAGGTGATATGGACGACATGGGCGGCGACGATGAAGAAGAAATCGAAGACCGTGTAGTTGATCTAGAAGATGCTCTTGATGACCTAAAAGCTGAATTTGAAAAAATGATGGCTGGCGACAAAGGTGACGATGAAGGCGACGAAGATGCCGCTGACATGGACATGGATGACGAAGGTGATGAAGACAAGGAAGAGGCATTTGATGTCGCTCCCGAACTTAGCGTAGAAGACGAAGCACCAGCTTTCGAAGGCACTAAAACTGCTGGAGAGCAAATGAGAGAGTACGTAGAGAAAGTAACACCTAAAATGGGCGATACTGGAACAGACGGCACTAAATCACCAGTTGCTGGTAAAAATGACATGGGTGGAACAGCAGGTAACATTGCTGGCGGATCAGCTGAAGAAAAAGGCGGAAAAGCAAGTGCACCTAAAGAAGACAACGCAGGGAACGTAAACGTACCAGGCGCAAAAGCTTCTAAGTCAATGAGT